AAATCCTTAAATGAAAGGGGAGGTCACCCTCCCCATGATTGTTAGTTTGCTAATGAATCTGCTGTTAACTTGACTCCATAAGTGTCATGGATTTCGCTAACACCATAAACTGCAGTTGCTACAATCTCATCTGCCCTTAATGAAGCATCTCTTTGTGACTCGATCTTTAGATCTTGCATCATAGCTAGTGCTAAAGCATCTTGGGAGAATACACCACCGATAGAATCATCAGAACCATCTACTGAAATGTTTGAGCTTTCAAAGATTTGTATTCCAGCAATATTTCCAACAAATCCTGCCCTCATAGCTTCATTTGATAACTCTGTATCCCTACCCACAAATGTATTTGTTAATGATTTTTTAACATTAAAAATTTGTTTTGGGTGGAAAACTCCGAAATATGGCGCTGGTGCATTATTGGTTCTTAACTCTGTTCCTGCTTCAAATAAATCTTGTACAGTCAACTCTGATCCTGCCCCAGGACCTTTTTCAGTTGAAAAGCCAGTAAACAATGCAGATAAATCACTATCTAATTTTCTAGCTATCGCTTCGCCAAATAATCTACCAATATCCCCAGCTACATTTCTTGATGCTGAGTTTCTAGCTAAATCTGTAAGTGTTGTCATGATACCAACCTCAGATGCTGTAATTGTAACTGAGCTTGGGTTTACTGCTGTGTTTGAAAGATCAGAAGCTTCACTAACTGCTGATGCTGATACAGTTGCATATACTGGTACTTCTACTGATTTACCACCACCTGCTATTGTATAATTTCTTACTAAATTTCTCATTATTGATTGCTCACTTGCAACGAATAATGCTTCTGCAACTATCTCGGTGTACAGTTCCGAAATGGTTGAACTGGTTGTTTCGTTTGCCATTTACGACTCCTTTAAAAAAAATTTAACTTAATGAATTAATCACATAAGGTTGCTTATTACGTTGCTTCCTAAATTCAGCATATTGTTTTCTATGCTCTGGATTATTCATGTCTAGTTCCTCAAGTTTAAAGGATTGCTTAGAGTTTGTCCTATCCACATTTGACACCGAGCCAGAACCACTAGGTGT